GGTATAAATACTCTGCCATTTTCTTAATTTATTATATACGAATTAAGGAGTTAATGCTTCCTCCATTGTTAACAAAATATCAAATACGTAGGTATCCTCACGATAATTTATTGGCCATCCTTCCGCATATCCCGAAGAATGAGCCGATACATATACATACTCACTATCAACCCAACAATCGAACGACTGTGAACTTTCTTCACCAAATATTTCGTCGAAGTCATACCAGTTACCCGGCACGTTAATATATGTATTTGGGTAGATCGTGCCCTCCCTAGTTGTAGTAAAACATATCGGTTGTGGCTTGTATCCGAATCCATGCTTAATTTTTGTAGTTCCATTGCCAGAGTCTGCAGGGTTGGTAGTTACAGTGGCCTTATAACGTCTTTTGATATGCAAACTAGGCAATCCTGCAACTAGCATGAAATCGTTGACGTAATCGCTACTATGAACCGATTTACCTGGTAATGATACTTTTATGATCGAATCTGGTTGATTATCCATAGGTTTTAACGTCAATAATAGGATCTTCAAAGATATAGTAATAATAACGTAGCCTGACATCGCCTGGTATAAGTCCATCGGCCAGATCGAATTCTAGCGTTAAGTTAGTTTTACTTGGTATCGGGCGAATCGTAGCGTATATTACAGATAGTATCGGTATAATATAAGGTAATTGGCCAAAAGATAATACGGTATAATCAGAATCTATTCTCTCACTGGAGGCAAAGTACATCGGTATAATATTTAGATCATGTTTGATTACAACTGTTTGCTTAGGTTGAGCTATTGTACACGTAACAAATCCTGCCCCCTGCTTATGTACTTTCAGCGTTGGGTAATCAGAGTTAAAAAGAAGTTGGTTATCCCTAGCCTCTTTAACATCAAAACCTTTTTGGCTGATTTTCAATACGTGGTTTATCATGGGGTAACTTTTTGTTGGTTGTAAAAAATTCTGTAATAAGTATTACTAAACAAATTGTTTAATATCTGCTTATCGTTTATATTAATTATCCTGGCGCCATGCACATTTTTTGCTGAATCTATAGTAAAACCTAACGCTAAAGGAATTGCGCCCTTGGTGTCGTGGTTAATAAAACCTGTCGGGTTCCACGCTATACCACTTTTGCGCTCTAGCAAAGCCCCACGGCTAGATATCATATTAAATTCATAGATCGGCGTGCCTTGTGCTGTAACGCTTTTTGTAGGTTGTGATATAAATATCCCAAGGGGTTTAGCCATCAATTCGCCCCCTCTGCATTAGGATCTTCTCCTATTAGAATTCTGTCATTTATACCATCATTGTATATTACCGTACCATTTGTAGAGATCTTATATCTCGCTTTTTCAAATGTTTGCGCGCCCATCCATAACCCCTGCCTATCCATCTTAATAGTTTCACTACCTTGTCCAACTTCAAAATGTTCTACACGTTCAAAATTACCTGCAGATTTTGGTACAGGTGCCATGTAGCCGTCGCCAATAGTGTTTGTATCTTGTGTTGCTGATACAGGAGGTATAATATCGTTAAACGCATTTAAAATTGGTTTGTAATTATCAGCCATTTTAATCTTCTCCAGTAATAATAATATCTTTTATAGTAGGGCTATCATTAGAACTACATGTCAGTTTTACTTCTAATTCCAAAGCTCCAGCCTGGATCAATAGTTTTGCTATCTTGAACAATCGGCTCGCATCCAAAACAGTATCTAAGCTGTTCCAAACATCATAATTAGTTTTATATCTCATCATTATGTCCGTACTGGACGGTAAGTTAATATATTGTGTGTAGTAACTATTAAATGTGTTTAGTTGAAATTTATTAGGGTCTGTTGGCCTTGTCTGTAGGTATGCCCCTGATAATTTATTAGAATAGTCTAATTTATCAACCCCAGATACAGATGCTGTGTTATCTCTCCAGCAAACATATAGATCATCTCCAACGACTAGGATAGCTCCAATTTCAATATTAGTTAACACTAGCTCGCTACCTGAACGCTGCGAAATTGGGTAATCCAACCCCAAGATCTGTGGATAGTTAGAATTGCGTGAACCCCAGCTATAAACACCTTGTTCAGTAGGATTGCCTTGTATATTAGATAGGCCTAGCAGTGGTAACCCTTTGAAATTTGCGGAGGCGTTAGGATGTAAAAAGGCTTGCTTAGTTGGGCTGTAGCTTCCTGGTATGTCTCTAAGTAATATTAATCTTTCACCGTCATAGTGGTATATCCGTCCATTCCGTCCAACATTGGCTAATAGATAGTTATCTCCATCAATGAATGCATTTACACCTTGCTCCGGTATTGTGTCTGATACACTATAGGATACGCTCCATGTGTTCCACCTTAACACTAACGTCGATGTGACCTGATCATCTATGTAAGTTCCTATTACTAAATCAGTACTAAATAATCCCAGACATTTAGCTCTTAGCGGTCTCGCAAAATCAAGTGCCTGCAAACTAAATACGTGAATACCAGTTGCAGAATCTCTAGCTACCTGGTGTATATAGTTCCTGTCGCCGATGTATAAAACTCCATTTTGTACTTTTACAGGATGAAATTCCGAGTCTCCAGAACTTAATGTTGATAACTCCATATCTTGCAAAGTTTCAGAGTTTGATACTAGCATGTAGCCGTTTGCTACAGTGGTGGTGACATGTAGATGGTAAGCAGTTCCAACTTCGAGGGTAGCATCTGTGATGTCAATTATTTGTTGACCTACAATCAAGTTAGCGTTCGTAATAGTGGTAGTGCTAACAACATTATTAGATAAGTCGTGAATAGCAAATGTCCAATTCCCTGTGCCTTTATCGGTTATATTTACCCCTAGATAAGATATTACAGGCTCACGTGGTACAAAGTATTTACGGTTAATTTCCGCCTCATTAATAGCAGTAGCTAGCGTGTACATGTGGGGTATGTAAATATTTGCATATTCAAATCCAGCGCCTTCTTCTAAAGTACCGTTATTAGCTCCACCTGTGTCTGTAGCACTGCCGTTTAGTAGATATTCAGCTACAAGCAAGCTGTCAAATTGTGTTTGCCCCTTATATAAGGCTAAAACATTAGCTGCAGTCAACGCGCTATCGTAAACACGTACTTGCGAAATTTCGCCAGGGAATAGCTGTGTTGTGGTGGTTCTGGCACCAATATATTTAATGGCACTTGTATCTGTAAAATTCGTTACTGCGTTGGTGATCAGCGTTTGGTCTACACCATTAACATAGATCTTACTGTTTGCACCGGTAGTTGTGCGCACGTATGTAACAAAAAACCATTCACCTGTAGCAAAGACATCGTTATTAGTTTCTGCTATTACAGCAGCAGCCGTTCTTATGCAGATACGGTTAACATTACGCGAGGCGGCGCTTCCACCCAACTCGATTTGAAATTCGTTAGTAGTATTGTTGCAGCCCCAAATAGTATATCTATTCACATCTGTAGAATCTCTGGATACCTTAACCCAGGCGCTAAATGTGAAAGTGTTGTCTCCAGTGCGTGCTAATAGATTAGCAGCGACTGAAACATATTCATTAACACCATTCAGGGATAAAACTTGAGTAGGTAACCGGTTTGATTCGACATCTATATGCAATGCTTGCCAATTCGGTTCTACATAAGTACTCCAATTTGCAGTACGGCCGACTTGTATACGATGTATATAATTTTGAGAAATCCAGTATATATATCCCCCATATTCGGCAGCGTCGAACGCACTGGAACTACCATTAGTAGCTACTGTTGTATAAACCAGCGAATAAACACCAGCGCTAGTTCTTTGCCATATCTTACCTGATGTGGAACTAAAGAAATACGTGTTACCGTCGCTGAACTGTTTTGCAGTCTTACAAAACTCTGACGGTGCATTCGCCGATACTTCTTTACTCAATTTTTGGTGTGCAATAATTACGCCAGGCTCGGAGTGAACATCAAGTCCAATTAATTTAGCTACCGAATTTGGCATGCCGCGAAATCTACTATCTGCGATTCCCCCCTCATTTATATTTCCAACGCTTATAATTCTTTTTGCCATATTAACAGTCCGGTTTAGGTATTTTAGTCCAATTACTATCTACTGGTCTTGCTATTTTAGCAAAACTACTTATAACTTTGCTAGTTTTCTGCCACAAAGCAGCAGCCGGTCTTGCTATTGTATCCCAGATTAAAAATATACCATTCAGATTCCTACATAAATGTTCTAGTACAATTATCGTATCCGCAAAACTACGGTAGTAATACATTAGTCTGGAGAACAATTCCGTAAGCCCTAAAAAGTCACTAAGTTCACGGCCATAATATTTCAGTCTGGTTGCGGTATGAGTAAGTAATATAGTATCTACGACACTTCTGCCATACTGTTTTGCGGAGATAAAAGTTTCAATTAGCGCTGAAACATCACTAATTAATTTAGTTGTAACTCTTGTAATCGAGTCCGACACTGTGATTCCCTCAGAAAGCGTAATAAATAGTGTGGTTAGTGATTGGTAGCTTTCAGTTAAAACTATACTGTCTGTGACGCTTCTACCATACTGTTTTGCGGAGATAAAAGTTTCAATTAGTGCTGAAACATCATTAATTAATTTAGTTGTAACTCTTGAAATCGAATCCGACACTGTGATCCCTTCTGAAAGCGTAATAAATAGTGCAACTAATGATTGATAGCTCTCGGTTAAAACTATACTATCGTTAAAACTGCGCGCGAGTTGGCCCTGTTTAATAAATAGATCTACCGCAAGCAGGGTATCGTTTAATCTTTTATCTATTAATAAAGTTATATCTTCGAACATTGCAACAACATCAGAAAGTATCTTGTTGTATTGTGGGCTAATTGCAAGGGTGCTTGTTAATAAAGCAGTATCAACTAATGCTTTGTAAAATTGGCTAACTCTAGTAATTATTGAGCTTAAAGAAAAAGTATCAACTAAAAGCCTCGCTGTAGACTTTAATATAGTATTAGCAATTGCCACGCTGTCTGTTAAATTTAGAGTATAACTTGCCCCTTGTGAAGCATTTATGCCTGCATAGTATTGTTGTCCGTAAGATTGAGCGCCATACATCCTAAATTATCCCTAAATTTCCTATAAAGGCAAGGGCTGATTTGGGCACTCTACCCGTACCGTAGATAGTTACACAGCCCATCGTATAGGATGGAGATGCTGATACTGTAAGTTCGGCACTTTGTATACCAACCGAACTAACCACTTTACTTTCTAATGCAGAATATACGCCACCGCTCGTAATTGAAGCTAGGTTACTATAACCTGCGCCTAAGGTTGCAGCCCCACCTGAAGTACCCCACAATGCAATACCAACAATTAATTCATCCGCTACGGTAGTAGTAGCAGTATTACCAGATGTAAGACTGCTACCCGATGAACTATTACTAGCAGTTTTATCTATAACCCATGAGGTATGTCCGCTAAACTCCTGCACAATAAGCCCAATAAAAGCAGAAGAGCTAACCGTAGCAGTTATAGTAATCGAAGCCGTAGTTGTAGCGACGGTATGCCAAAAACGGCCAGGGTCTGCCCCTTTTGTAACATCAAGCCCGCTGGTATATGTATTAACACCATCAGAAACCCCAGATATTGTAACGAAATTATCTGCTGATACGCATAGCACAATTAAGTTGCCCGTCGTTACTGATAAAGTTACCGCTACTGTCGTCGAAGCCGCTACCGTGTTTTGTGCAGATTTTACAAAAGCTATAGCCATTTATAAAATAGAGTAATTAAGTCTCACGCCAATCAGTCTGGAATCAGTAGTCAAAGTATCCGCTCCGTTGTCTGCATCCCTATAAACTCTTATTTGGACTGCCTGCCCACCGCTTGGTGTGCCAGCGAAAGTCATTGCTGAAGTAGCAGGGCTGATGTGTAATTGGTGTGCAGTAGCAGTGTTGGCATCAGTTATTAGTTGAGCTGTACCCATTGCCTGATCAAGTGTTATTGCATTTCCATAGGCTCTTCCTTGTATGCCCCACACGACGCTATTAGTGCTCGTGCTGTTTGCTGTCCAAAAGAATTCTGCCGTTATAGTACCACCATCCCAATTATTAGGCATAGCAAAAGTCCATTCGACGAATCTATCAGTAGAGGCATTAAAATCTACAAACCAGATATTTACCTTATTAGTGGCTAACTCAACTTGTACAGGTACCGCTGCACCGCTTGTTGTTGAAGGCGTGCTGCCTGTGGCTGTTAAAAAAATGCTTTGAGTAGTTTTTTGTGTTTTAATTAGTGGATATGGCATATGTAGTTCTGATTAAATCTCGTAAGTCAAATTGGGATATATAGCTTTAGTGCCGCTAGCAGTAAATGCTCCAGTAGTTGTTATCGCTACACCAGCTGCAGCACCATTGACTCTGTATGAATCCATGTTTGCACTAGAGACATTTACTGAATAGGTAGCCATATTGTTTCCACCATTGTCAGATGCATAACTAAAGCCATACGATGGAACACCGTTTCTGTTAACGAAAGGCATAGTAGCAGTAGCAGTAGTTGCGTTGGATGTGCCGGAAATTGAAAGTTCAATAGCCACACTTTTACCAAATACTCTATACCGCGCCACGACTGTAGGAGTACCGCTCCATCCAGCGGGGCTTGGTATCCAAACCATACGGTCAGACTCATATATCGGTCTGTTAACTACAGAACCTGCGCTGGTAATGGACCAATTAAATGCTGCTGTGGCACTTAACGTAGCAAGGAATCTACCTATCACAGTTACTTCATCTGCCGAAGATGGAGCCACACTAAACATACCATGGCGTTCATCAGTTGTTGTCGCGTTAAAATCAGCATAAGTGACTGCGTAAGGAATTCTGGAAGCGGCGATTCTGACAAGACTATTACTAGAATCCCAGGCTAAATAGACAAAGTAGGGTACTACTTGTGCAGCTAAGATAGTTGCTCCAGAGTTACACCAATTTGTACCTGCGTTTCTTGTGGCAGAAACAGCTGTTGTAATAGTTCTTATAGTGTTACCGATTTTGACATGGATTGGGTCACTAGTTGTAGCATCTGTTCCAGCGTTTGTTTTTAGCGCAAATGTTATATTGTTGCTTGCAACGCTCACTACTATCTGCCCGTTAACCATATAGCCTTGTGGGAAATTAAACTTCAGCGCATTATCAATAACTAAATTATTAGTGTTAAGGGTTGCACCTAGCACTAATGTCTTACTAGCTACACTAGTTCCTGCTACAGAACCATTATTAAAGTTTAACTGTGTAGCAGTTGCGGTTAGGTCGACTGCTTCATTAATTTTTGGTGAAGTTAGCCTTTTACCAGTCAGAGTTTGAGTAGAAGTAAGATCTACTACTTGCACATCATTTACTCTTACGACACCAGATCCTTTACTTGCTAATAATAAATCGATGTTAGTATCATCACCGACTACGCTTAACAGCGGGCTAACTGTGGTAGCAGAAGGTGTCATTTGAAAGTTATTTACAGCATTTTGCGCTGTTTTTAGATGCAATACATCTTCTCCAGAACCATCATACCAGGCTCTAAGTATCATTTTCCCTCTAGCATCGCCGCCATCTCTCAACACGGCGATATCGCCAATCGCGTTTTCTACCCCTGCGGTGTCCTCAATCGCGAATACTTGCGTAACTCCAAAAGTGTCGGCCATATCTAGTGTACTAGTAGCTTTTATTATTTGAGTGCCCACAAAGCCCGTCGTCACAGCTATTATTCTTTCAAATAAAGCTATTCCGCCCGACTGGCTACCTTGCACATGTATTATTCTTTCCGGCGCCCCACCAACTCCGAATCTCTTATTAGTATTATCCCAGTTTAAATTGCTATCAGCTCCAAAAATACCGCTATTATTAAACTGCAGTTGGGTATTACTACCTGCAGGTAACGGCTCACCCACTGCGCCTGCCCTGTATGCTAATACATGTAATATACTTGTGCTCTCAACAAATACTATAGGGTTACTAAATGACGTTGGTTCAGTAAAAGTCAACGCGCCAGGAGTTATATCAGAAACAAAGTAATAAGTGCCAGGAGTTAATCCATGTGATGCAAACTCAATTCTGCCTGCGCTCACCGCCAGAAATGTATTAGCATTTATTACTTTACCTACGATGTGTGTTCCTATGGTATTTGCGTTATTGGCCCGTGCTTTTGCCCAGGCAGAACCAGTATAATAGATGGCATCTAAAGCTGTAAAACCGTGTGCAGCTTGGGTAACGCTGAACCACAATGACTGTAATCCTTTGCTAACGACATCAGCTGTAATAGTCATAGCTAGTTGATCACCAATTACTACCGTCCTTGCAGTGCTACCTTCTTGTGCTCTTATAATAGTTAGGGTATCAGTCGTTTTTGCCGTAACCATGACTATTTCGGCATTTGCAGGTGTCGGAATAGAACTTACTGCCCAGATAGTAACAGGGTACTCACCAAAAACAGCAGGGTCAGGGAATCTGCTCCCCTGTCCTGCTGTTACCACTAAACTCGTACCTGATGTAGCAGGGCTAGGCGCTGTTGCTACTAGCGAGTACGCTAGATTTTGCTGTGGATAAAAATGTGCCATTCACTATGTTACTTGTACTTTATGAGTAATTTGTAAAACATCGCCGCTGGCTACGTTAACAGCAGAAAACACTTGACGTGCCAATAAATTTCCACCCGAAGCGTTATTATCAAATAAACCCTCTTCAGTAACCGCAAAAGTACCGGTGAATGTAAAAGATCTGACCCACTGCTCGGTATCATTCGTTGTTGTTGTAGTTATATTTGTAACAGTCGCTGCACCGCGTTGTCCACCTAGAGTTGTAATTTCAGCCCCTAGGGTAGTATCAGCAGCAGCAGCAGCTACGGCACCTGTACCAATAGCTACAGCAGTAACCGGCGCTGTAGTAGTACCACCAAGTTGGTCGGCCACCATCTCCTTACCTTTTGTAGTGATTAGGTTATCCGCAATAGCATTTTTAGTCCATAAGCCCGTAATGAAAGGCAATTTTAAATCTACCCCGAAATGTCGGTTTAATACCTTCCAAATGCTGTTTCCACGGAACATTGGCCTAGAGGCTAGCTCTAATAATTTCTCTCCTTCTACAATGTTACCAGCGATGAATGCAGCTTTAGCTTGAGCAAATAATTGCCCATCAAATAAACGGCGCTCAACTACTCCATGTAATCCTAATTTATTTATAATTGGTTTATTCATTTGTTGCCTCCATAATTTCAGCACTCAATTCGTCTTCATTGCAGTGCATAACGCCATTAATAAGTTTTTTAGCTTGGGTATCAACTTCTATAGAGCTAATTGTGTATCTAAAGCCGTCTGTTGTATTAAAACTATAACTTAATACTTCACGCTCTTGCTCAGATAAATCACTTTTAACTTTTACTTTTGATCCTACAATAAATTTAGGTTGGTTCATAAAATAAATATTTAAAATAAATTTTCGACTATCTCTTTTTGTCTGTCAGGTGTCATACCTTCAGCTGTAATAATCTCTTTTATTTTACCGCGAATCATAATTAAAGCCATAGTATTGCTATTAAAAGCCTTATTATTTTCTTCGCGCTGTAGCTCTTGAGCATACTTAGCACGAGTGGCTAAGTCGATATCATCAGCTGCTGCTCCTGTTTTAGATAACTCTAAATCTAAAAGCGGTAATACTATTTCATTTATTACGTCATTATTGTGGTTCAAGCGCACCAATCGTTCTTCTAACTCAGATCCAATTTTCGAATAAATAACAAATCTTTTATCTGAAGGAATCAAATCACTTAACATGTTTTTTGTATTAGTGTTTTCTATTTGTTGTAGGTTGTTTTTTTTCATAATTGTTAATAATCGTATCCATTATTGCCGAAATTTGCCATAGTAGGAACACTTCTCTGTATAGCTCTATCTAGGTTGGGATTTTTAATCTTTGCGATTTTAGCAGCCAAATCTAACTGATAAATCTGTTCTTGTTGGTTGTACGGTATTGGTCTGTCAGCACTATCTTTAAAAAACATAGAAACTCTGCGCGCCAATAGCTCATGGAATGGTTCAGGGAAACCGTGTTCAATGTTGCTAGGTGCAGTGGATATATCCACTACGTCGTTTGTCATGTTTGGCAAAGGGGCCGGTTTGGATGCATACCACAACTTAATTCCATCCACAACGCTATTTGCGATTGTACCAGAATACAGGTACATAGATCCTCTAAAGAGATCAAACCTCAAGCGTCCTACTTCATTACCAAACATACTAATAATATTAGCCTCATCGGTTGGTCTGTTGTCTAAATCGCCTAAATCTATTTCAGTGGCCTTAATCCATTGCCCATCGGTACTGAATTTAACTTCCAGATATTTCATCTTTAAAATCATATCAGCCGGAAAGGTGTATTCCCTTTGTCCTAAGGCTAAATCAGTAGTAGCTGGTTGTATGAAGAAATCTTCGTTTGCTTCAGTAATTGACTCGGCTATATCTAGCATGTATACATTTGCCAACATTAACATGTCTGCATCTGAAAACGTATTTGTATTTGTTTTCGTGTAGAAACGAATTAGATTTGCAAGTTTTAGACAGGTCATTACTTATATTAGTTTAAAGCTTCGGCTACAGTTGTACCATTCTTATACTCATTGCGATTTGCACGGTTACGAGATAGCGCTTGTATAGTTAAATTTAAACTTTCTGCAATCTGATTGAAAATAGGCTCAGGCACACTTAACATTACGCCTTTCGGGTAACGCCACATGTAACCACCGATACCACCTTCAAGATAAGCATTTCCAGCTTCTTCACCTGGATTCAAAGGTACAAAAATGCTCATTAGTGGTGCAGCCTCTAGCTGTTCCTTTATTGATTGCATCGCTTCGCGCGCTACGGTCTCAGTCTGCTTTGTATTTTGTACAGGTGCAACTTCTTGCACTTGCTTTGTATTTTGTACAGGTACAAGTTCAGTATCGAATACGTCTAATGTTTCTTTAACAGCGATATTTGCTGGTTCATTCATAATACGTGCAGGGATATTTCTATTGGAATTATTTTTAGCCATCTATTTGTTTATTTGTTTAATTAAAATTAAAGACTTTATCTATTATAGGACTTAAACAACATAAATAAAAGCACCCCCGGATTAGTGGGGGTGCTCTCTAATTATTTTACAATAACTATGAAACTGCGTGTTCTAACCGTAACATATATGTCTGGTTTAGAATTATTGCAGCTAGGGTAGATTTCCAACCCATAGTTGCACGTTGATCTAACGGGTCTGCAGAACCAGCAGAACCTAGAGCTTTGGTAATAACTCTTAGTGATTCACCACTAATACGAGTTACACCGTATGCATCCTTACCGAACACTAGTGTAGCGTAAACATTAATTCCACCAGCGCCAGCGCCAGTCTTTACTTTTGCGTGTGTTGACTCGATGAATCTAACTTCTCGAATCTTTCCAACTTCACCTGGCAATTTAACAGCCATACCTGCATACTTTTCAACTGGTACAAAGTTAGTAATAGCTTGCAAGTCGTAAGTAGTATTAGGGTGAACAATCGCGATGTAAGACGCATCAATCGGTGTAGTATTGTAACCGCGGTCTGCAGAAACCATACTAGTAATACGTTGAGCATTTGAGTTCTTCAAAGTACGAACCGAAATAGCCAATTCATCTTCAGTGATCTTATCAGCTGCAACAATCTGTACCGATGCGGTATTAGATGCAGGTGTTACTGCATCAGCATACTGAACATTAGTTCCAGCAGCCAACACATCACGAATGATGGTATCGATTGTTTGGGCAGCCTGTTCACCTAATAGTTCTGAAGTCTCAGTGCCTACTGGATCTAAAGAGGTCATGCTTAGCCAATCAGACATTATTACAAAGTCACCGTATTGGGCGACAGTTGCAGTCACGTCTGTGATAGATAAGTTTGAGCCACCTGGTGTAGTACCCTCAGTTAAAGGAGTGGTTGCTACAGCTAAAGCGCCATAACGTCGGAATTTAATTACGTTACTATTGCCTTTTGGAATGTCTTTAAGTTGAGCAAAAAGATCATGCACTAATAAAGGTAAACCGCGTTCAAGCATTGAACGGCTGTAATAATTGTTCACAGCATGTGTGATTTGAGTCGTAGTGACGATTGCCATAATAAAATATGTAATAAATTAAAAATAGATGTTAATTGTAGACAAACAAAAAACACTCACCCTTAATTTTACTTGTGTACAGCCTTTTGGTTGCACATTTTCAAATCTTAGGTAAGTGTTCGGTTTTTCCGTTTACAATCACTTTCTACTTAGATATTACACAGAAAAATTTTTAATACAATATGTACTCTTATTGTCCTACTTTAATTCGGCCGGACTTAACACCTTCTCGTAACTTAGCAAAATTTTCTGAAGTCATAGTTTTTACATCTGGAATTCCTCCTGCATCTTGGCTAGCTGGTCGAGATGAGCCACTGCCACCGGTAATACTACCCCTTGAATGGTTGCTTGCGTTGCGTTCTCTCATTGCGCCCATTTTTATAAGAGACTTCCAACCTACGGCCATAGCTACAGCTACACCAAGTTGAACATCATTTTTTAAACCCATTTTCTGGAACTTAGGGTCATTAAATAACGACTTAATTGGATCAGCAAATTGTTTGAAGATATTACCTTCGCCGTTCATAAAAGAATCAACCATAGCCGTGCGTTCTCTTGTTTCAGCAGTAGCACGCAATGGCGCTAGTTTTAGTTCTACTCTGCTATCTATTAGGTCGGCATCTTCTTTGCTTACACCCTCATCCTCGTTCTCATTCTCATCCTCATCCTTGATCTCATCCGGAAATAAATTACCATTTAGCTCAAACTGTTCATCATCAGTTTTACCATCTGTTCCAGTTTTATCTTCTGTCACTGTCTCGTCTTCTGTATCCTGTGATTTATCACTGTTGTAATTAAACTGATCAGAAACATCGTCTGGCTCAGTTGGTAATTGTTCAGGAACATAATCTGAACTAAGCGAATCTATTTCGCTTTTCATGTTTTCTAATACTTGACTCATAATATTTTAAATTAATTAATTAAATAAGATTAAATGTATCTTTTGATTGACTGTATGGGTCGACGTTCACGGGCCATGAAACGTCTGTGCCTAGTTCTTGTTGGAATTTATCTGAAATTATTTCTGGCAACTTTAATATCTGCAACTGGTAATACCGTTTCAAAGTAAGTACCTTACGCTCATCCTCAGTCATAGTACTACTTGGATCTAATAATGCCTCTGAAATCGCTTTTGCGTTATCTAATAAAAATGCTTCAAGGACATACCAGCCTAATTGTGTGGTCAAAGTACGCAATGAGAGCATAGCCTCGTACGGGTCAGTTATTAATGGTTTGTCCATGTCGCAAAATAGTAGCAGGTTTTAGCGATAATAACTAGCCACCCATCGGCGCGGACATCGCCTGTGACGGTTGGATTGCACCGCCCGTCATACCCCCTGGTACAACATTAGCGCCCATTTGTTGCTCGCCGCCGTTAGCAATAGCAAGTTGATCTTGTGTAGCACCGGGAAAGTTACTAGGCTTAGTTTTCATTTCTAATAAAGCGCGTCTATGTGCTGCGATGTGGGCTCGTTTAGCGTTCGTTTCCGTTGAGCTGCTATGGATATGCAAGTGCGTTGCGTGGTTGTCTTCAGCAGCTACAGGTGGCAGCTCATTTTGATTGATCATAACATTCTCGTCCTCGGCTAACATCTCATCTAAAGTTAACGGGAACATGATATCTATCACATCTTTTTTCAATCCATTCAAAGAGGCCAAATGCTTAAGCCCAAATCTGGAATCCACGGTCGGATCAGCCATTGCAAGTTGTACAAACCGCTCAAACCTTACCTGTTCTTGTAAGCGCTTTGCTTCACTTATTGTTTTGCTTACGATTATTACATCAGGATCAATTGGCGAAATTATATTATCACGCGTTAAACTACGGATTTTAGGGCTAGAAGAACCTACTAGTCTGATAATCTTTTCATCGATGTATTCATCAAAGTACATCTTATATTTTTGATACCATTCTAACCAAAATCGTTTTTCACTCCAGGCAAAAATTCTTGCCGTTAAAGAATATCTAGCACTAGAGTTTCCCTGCACCATGTTCAACTCGCCTAAAGTGCGTTGTTGTGAAGGCATTACACCCTGTTGAACTTCAGGTGTTGCAGTTGCTTTCTGCGCGTCTACGTCCAACGTGCTCATGAAATAATCTATAAGGGAAACATTTACTTGTGCCTTGTTCATTGGTGCAATTACACCATCCACAGCTCCCTCAACTGGTACTGCTTTATTAAACCCGAAATTCAGATCTGCTCTATTTTTAATTCTTCTGCTGTCATATACATACATAGGATGCAAATCCGCCATCAAGCCATCAAGTCCTAAGTTTTTTAATACAGCTCTCAACCGCTGTTTGTCTGCAAGAATATCAGGTAAAGAAGTACCCTTCCAATCGCCAGCAGTCGGGTACAAAGGTCTATCAATGATAGGCCAGTGGTCTATATTAAGTTTTTGATAACGCACTATTTTCGTTCTGTCACAGGCTAGAGTTACCAAGCACCGCTCACCTTTAAAGAAAGTCCACCATTCAAGTAGTTCGTGTTCTCTGTTTTCTCCTAGGTCTTCCTCAGTGTACGCTCCTAAAAACTCTTGAAAGTTTCCAGCATCAGCACGGGCTTGTCTTGCTTCCCACAAAAGCGATGTAAAATCGCCACTCTTATTAGCTTTTCGCCCGTCATCATTTTCGAGTCGATCAATATTAAAGAAAGCAGGGTGGCTTTCCATGTCACGTTTTGTCATGGTTATCTCGCTACCTAAAAACCTAGCTGCACCTTTATTACTACTACGTCTACCATTAACCGAAGTGGCCCGTGGGTCTCGTAATAAGGTTAAATTGTCCATCACGTACGGCATTGGACATAAAAGCCTGCGGTCGAAGCCATTTAGTACCACTAAGCCACGTCCAAAAAACAAGGCATTCCAAATCCAATCATAGTCGAGTTCGGCCTTCTCCATCAGTTCGTAGTCATATTCTGCTAATTCATCCAAATTTTCCGCTGTGTCGTTGTCGCCAAGTTCTAAACCAGCCCATTTCACAGACAACGTATCTTCATATAACGCTGCTAAAACAGTTTGGAATACAGTGAACATCAAAGTATCTCCTACTTTGCTTGGGTCGCGTTTCTGGTTGTTGTACAGTTTTAACCGTCGCAAGTTCTCTTCTAGCTCTGGTTGTGCGTACATCTTGGCATATTGATATTCCCGTTCAATTTGCTCGGCAAGGTCTTTTTCTTCTGCAGGAGAAATTGGATCAGATAATTGATATGAAGCTATTTTCTTATCTTCCATCAAATCAGAATATTCTGTTTTGGTGCCACCTTTTACTTTGATCTTCTCACCAGCTTCTGGCATAGTGACTTTCCCTACTTCCTCTGCATCCTCTTCATAACTCGAATTTTGTTTATTTGTTGACATTTTGTTTGCGTTTTTCATTTAAAGTTTCTTCTGCCTTTTTATTTTTTAATTCTTCTAGTACCAAAATGTAAGCATCGCTTTCTTTTAATAAGTCGCTACTGATTTTTTTAATTAAACGCGGCTCACCATTTTGTTTAATAATTTCAAATGTAGCGTATTCGTGTTGGCGAATGTGCCAAATCATTGACGCTTCGAATGATGATAAATTAATCTTGACTTTAAAATCAGATGATTTCTCTTTATGATCTTTTGTCTTGAGCTCTTTTATTATATCCATTATGAACTTTAATTAAATACATCGTTATACGAAACGCTCGATGGTGAATCGTACGGGTCGTGGTTAATTTTATTACTATCTAAATTAGATGCTTTTTTGGCGTGTTCAAATACCGGAACATCTAATAAAATCCTACCTAAATTCTCCATCATGTGGTCGTCCTTGTCTTCTGGAACTTCACGAGGGCTACGCTTGTCCTTAGTAGCAGACGCCCACTCTGACCATTGCCAATGAGTGAATTCATATATAGTTCTAATGCAACTCGAAAAAACAAATAATTTAGGCGGAACAACCAATGTATTACCTTTCATCTGATATCTCAACGCGTCTTTTACTAACCTTATCCCTTCACCCCTGCGTTTTGAACCAGGCACGTAATTTAACCCCTTGTCAGCAAGGATAGTAGATAGAGCAGCAGGTTGATGTTGATCTTTTATATAAGCCGCTGGCTCTAATAAAAACCTTACTAGTCTCTTATCAAATCGCTTGCCTTCGATATCTGCAACTAATTCGTCTGTCGTTGGCGCGTTATTATAATATTCATCTGTAATATACATGGTTCCATTTTGATTCATAGCAAGCCACATCAGCGCATCAGGGTTTCTCGGATGGCTGTCGAATGCTTCAATCCAAACAAATTCATTTCGGTTCATGGCAAACGGCTCAACTATGTGTATATCGCGGTTAAATGATTTGAAAACCAAACCAGCCAAATGTTTGAATTTGCCAAAGACGCGCGCCTGTATTTCATCAGGATCCCACATTTTTATCATTGTTTCGATATGATGATGCTCTAGGAATCCTCTCACGCCATGAATACGACAAGCGTCCTCCATTTCAGCCTCGGTCAAAGTAATACCATCTCGCTCTCGGTTTGGGTTGATAACTATCTTGTCATAGAGCCAAGCAGCGCCATTTAACGGTGTGCATAATATTAATATAATCCCTCCGCGGCGCATACGCGCAACCGTAGCCTCAAAGATAGGTTCGGGTGGTGGTTCATCAAAAATTGCAAGATCAAGGTTGACTGACTCGAACTCTTTTAGTGATTGGTCATAAGTCATTATATCGAACTGCCACCCGGTGTCAGACTCCCACAGATAGTCATAGCTTTTTTGCATTTTTTCAGTGGTGTAACGTCCTTCAGGGAACCATTCTCTCAAGGCAGGGATAGTCGCGGCCTTAACTGTGGTTGGATCAGCAATTAAGCGCGCGCGTTTTAAAGGGTGTGGCCACTTCTTCATAGATGCTTGCTGAAACCACTTGCTACCACAGGGCCAAATCAAATGCGCCATGATATTAGCGATCACAGCCGTTTTTCCAATACCATTAGCAGCAAGGTAGGCATGGACGAAGCCTTTTCCATTAAAGGCTTTATCTAGGAACTCCTCAGTTTTTCCAATCGGCGTATAATACTTATATTTATTACTTTCTATCCGTCGGACTTCTTCTGCTCTGATGCTATGTAGTTCGGCTTTTGCTTCTTCTTTAGTCATTTTTGCGTAACATTTTTGACATATTTATATTTTATATAACACCGATAAAAACGGACATTAACCCTTACTACGTATAGAGCGTTTTACGTATCATCTCGTTTCAAAATGTGGTCCAGTTCTGCTTTACGTTCGGCAAGCTCCTCATCGCTCAATCCTTCATAACGATCTAGTAGTTGTATTTTGTCCGGTGCGTAGTTTCCTTGGAGTTTATTAATCATATCTAAAATGCGTGACACATCCGAATGTGGCTGTTCGCCTACGTATATGCCGCCTTCATATTGGGCCGATTCTTTTTTGTTTAATAAAGCAGTATAGAACTTAATTAATTCATCAGGTGGGAAAACTCGCTCTATCAAGTCCTGTAGCTTCTTCGTCTTTGTTATCTTGCCACTATCAGCATACGGTACCGAATAGCCTGCATCTACAACGGCTTTGTTCATATTACCACCATTAGTCACCAGGTTCATAACGACTTTTTCGCGCTTAGTAAGTGTTTTGTGTTCGTCCATAATTAGAGTTTATTATGTTTTATTATAGCAAATAAAATATCAGCGTCTGTGCCTTGAAGCTGATCTGCGCGGTCTTCCGTCGTCTTGTTCCTCTAATATCTGCCAACGGCGGCCAACTTCTCTATGTGCAGTCATCAGCCGTTCCTTAATAGAAAATAGCACAGATTTAATTGTGCCATTTGTAGGGATTATTAAAGCATCGATTAAACTGGTGGTACTTTTCAATACTGCCATTTCACTCTGCCAATGTTGGTAAATTATCTTTTGGTTATGAACAGACGCCTTTATGTATTTAACCCCGTCAAGATCAACAACATCAGGTTTTGTAGCTTCTAACTCTTTTAGATTCTTTATCCCGGTAGCGTTCATAGCGATTTATAATATTACGTCGCTACATACTAAACTATACAGTCCCAGAAAGCAAAGTAATAAATAACGCTATGCAAATAACATTTATTGTTATTATCTCCAACAAGAGATTTAAAAATTCTTTATTAGCTAGTTGTGGTTTGTTTGTAGTCATAATTGGATGCTGGTTTTAAGTTCAGTAAAACGCCGGTTCAAATTAAGAATTCTATATGTCTCAACGGTTAAAAGGGCTGCCAACGCAACTTGTTTATCAATCATGGGTTTAATTAAAACCAACCCGTTTACATTTTCAATACAAATGGGAGATAAGATTGTTATTAGTTCGTCAATCCCTCGTTCTAATCGTCCAATTTCGGTGCGAAGGTCATTAATAGCCGTTTCAGTTTGAGATGGCAATGACGGCATTTTGTTCGGGATTGGTGTTGCAATCAAGTCTACAAAACTATTGTCTTTCTCCGGTTGATTTTTCATTATTTTGGGCAGTAAAATATATTATTGACTTAATATACCACAAAAAAGCCACCCACATACTGCCCGTAATGAGTGACTTATTAATGTGCAGGATTTAGCCCAGTGATGTGATTAACTCAACGACTGTTACGGCTTGGACTTGCAACCTTGTTCTTAGGTAAGGATCACTTACCAGCACCGCTTCTTACTTTCAGCGGATTCGCCTGCACGTCAAATCATACCACATTTATATATTTTTGTGGCAGATCTGGCAGACGTGTCTAGTGCCATTAAAGTATGTTTTTTTGTGCAAACATGTTTTTTTGGAAAACTTTTTAGTTATTTCGAGATTACCACGCTTAATCATAAAGCCTTTCTCATAAGCCCATGAGGGATTCGCATGTATTTTTGAATGACAGGTTGGACAAACCCAGATGCACTTTTCGGAATAGCGCCTGCCGTAAATATGATGCTGCACCAGCTCAACCATGCTATTACATGCTAAGCATGGGGCTGTGAGCCCGTTTAATTGTTTATCATAAGTATGCATAACTATAATAGTTTAACTAACTTTCTCTACTATCCCAATTGATTCCTAAATAGATTTGTTGAATTATAGAATCGCGAGAGATGTGTTCGCCAGCAATGATCTGGTGTATTCCTTGGCTGCGTTTAATAGTCTTGTTAGATTTACCTGTGGCGCTAATTTGAAATCGCACATTTTCGATAACAAGATCAGTGTGACCACCATAGTCTAGTTGTTGACTATAATAAGAGTTTAGGCCTAGCTCTCCTACTAGTTGTGTTACGCGGTGTTCGGCTAGCTTGCCTTTTTTCTGTGCTTCAACTCCGATTAGTTTCATATGTTTTTATATAATAATTAGTATTCTTTAATATAAGAAAGGATATGGGCAACCACATCACAATTAAAAGCATTGCCAAGCATTTTGTAGCGTTGGTTGTTGCTTACTCCTTCAGTGTAGTTGTAAGGTACGCCCTGTAGTCGTTCGCGCTCAATAGATGTTAGCTTTCGGATTTGGGTATTTACCTCTTGCCCACCTTTGCCTATTTGTCCGATGCGGATAGTGTCCCAATTGTGTTTGTCGTCTACACCGCTCCCTCTCCCAGACGTTCTAATTGTGTTTGATTTTAGCTTTTCACTTCCGTCCTTTTGAATTACAAAATACTTCTCATCAACATCTTGCTCTAAAATATCTTTCAACAATATCCCTCTATCTCCTGGTAATGTCACATTTACTTTATATACATCAAAAATTCTTCCATTGTTTTGTCGTGCTTTGTTGAATTGCACTTCCGACATAAGATTTGTAGGTTCTCTAAATCGTTCGTTCCCCCTCTCGATAAAGGTATTGAATGGTCTATCGTCAAGTCCTTTATTGCATTGCAAACAACACACACCTGCTTCATTTTTAATATCGCTATCACTTCCTCTCTTGTTATTTTCCTTTTTATTCCTGTGAGTTCCCGAAGGCAATGACTTCTCATTTTTTTCGCGGTTAATCTGTGTGGTTGTTTGTCGGCTATCGCCATTTTCTCTTTGCCTATCTTTGATTGACGATAATTCTTGTGGTATTCCAGTATTTTCTGTTTGTTCGCTTTTTGATATTCTTTCTGATATTGAGATTGTTTCTTCTTGTCCCGATTTTTGTCGTTCTGTTTCTTGTTTATCCTCTGACATTCTTCCGAGCAAGTTTTTGTTGTACCCCGTCGATTTATCTTCAGATATTCCTTCTGGCATATTTTGCAAATCCCCACATCGTTTTTGTGGACTTCCCAATATCTCTGTGCTTCCTTTATCCTGTGATTTTGTTTGTATTCTTGAGTTCTTATATAAGCAATTATAGCAAAGAACATCATTAAAGTTAAATCTTTCTCTTGTCTGCCCAAACCAAAACAATCGCTTCCTATTCTGTGCAGATACAAGCGATGCGTTTATCATAATCGGTTCTACTCCTAGCGTTTCTGTAATGATTGCCTTTGCCTCCTTTGGCATACTGTTTACATTTTCAAGTATAAAATACTTTGGTTTCACTTCTTTTAAGATACGTACATACTCCCAGAATAAACCAGAGCGTTCTCCTTCTAGTCCTTTACGGTCTTTCTTTGCGATTGATAGGTCTTGGCAAGGCGATCCCCCGATTAGGAGGTCTATGTTCTTCGTCCAATTTCTTTCTATAATTTCAATTTCATCTGCTAACGACTTAATATCCCCAAGCTGCACAATATCAGGATAGTTCTTTGCTGATATTTGCATGGCGTACTTATCAATCTCACTAGCATAATACGCTTCCACGGGTATCCCTACTCTTTCTAAAGCTACTCTTGCACACGATATCCCGTCGAATAAACTTAGTACTTTCATATTATTTATCTGGTTTGTCTAGGGGGTAGAGGAAAACATTATAATAATCAGGAGCACCACCGTCTCTTATTCTTTCGGCAACAGCTCCCCTTGTTTCATCTTCTAATTTGTTAGAGAGCTTTTGTTGATTGTTTTGGTCAAACATCGCTACGATAAACATAAAGTTATCACCTACATTGTTAATATCTTTTATCCTACCTATTTTTTCCTGAGAATAACTTGGCTCATCACCCATAGTAGACCAAATTTCAATCGCTTTTTCTTTTAGCTCGTTGAATTGTTCGTTTGTTGGTGGTGTGTAATATAGTTTGGGCATATTTTTAGTTTTAGTTTATGATCTTGTTTTTATTTAAGCCTCTGTAGGTATTTTATAATTTAAAGCTGCAATGTCTAAAAGAGTTACAACCTGGTTATGTAATTCAAAATTACATTCACCTTGTTCATAAGCTTGTGCTAGTAAGGATTTTAACCTTAAAACGTAGTCATTTAATTCCTGCCTGGAATAGAAGACCATGT